AGCAACATTTGATTTGGAATATATTTTCACTCAATTACGTGCAAAATCTGTTGGAGAAACTGTAGATTTAATTTTCCCATGTGATGTGTGTGAAGATGAAAAAGCCAGAGTTCAAATCTCTTTTGATATTACGAAACTGCAGGTAGAAAAATCGCCAGACCATAACAATAAGGTTGAATTATTTGGTGACGTTGGTGTTGTGATGAAATATCCTACCATGCAAATATTAAACAAATTACAAAACCTTGATACAAACAATCTAGACGATTTATTCAAAATTGTTGCTGAGTGTATTGATTACATTTATCAAGGTGACGAACTATTTTATGGAAAAGAACAGTCTCAAGAAGAATTGTTAGACTTTATTAACAACTTAACTTCTGAGCAATTTGCCAAAGTTCAAAAGTTCTTTGAAACCATGCCAAGATTGAAACAAGAAGTTAATTATAACTGCCCTGTTTGTAATCGTGCTCACAATAAAGTTTTGGAGGGACTCCAAAGTTTTTTTTAATAAACCTTTGTCATGATAGTTTGTTCAATTATTATAAAATGAATTTCGCTTTGATGCAGTACCACAAATACTCGCTAACGGAACTTGAGAATATGATTCCGTTTGAAAGAGAAGTGTATGTTGCCATGTTAATTAAGCATTTAGAAGAAGAAAAACAAAGATTAGAAGCACAGAAAAAAAGGTAAAGTATGGCGAAACCACCGATGACAGTCCATGTTCAATCGAGCGAGTTCAAGAAACTGTTGGAAGTTCAGCAGTTATCGCTAGAACACGTTCAAACAATTAGAACACTTGTTGAATCTGGTGCGCCAGCTAAACGTGATGAGGAATTACTTAGAGTCCAAAAGAAACAACTAGAACATCAAGAAGAACTTGTTGAAGTTAGTAAAGTTTCTGCAGAAGAACTGAAAAGAATTAAAGGCGAAGAAGCAGAAGCCATTTCAAACATCGCTCAGACTGTTAAAACATTTGATTCAATTAGAGATAAATTTGCAAATTTTGGAAAAAGTCTTGGTGAAAAATTTGGATCTTTGAGAGCAACAGGAACAACTGCACTTAAAGCAATTAACGTTGGTGGTATATTTGATAAGAAAATTGCATCAAGAGAGTTCGCAGATCAACAGAAAAAACTTGGAAGTGAAAAATCATACAAACAACTCGGGCAAGATTTCGAAGAACGAAATAAAACATCAAAGAACATCAAGTCAAATGAAGCTGAGTTAGAAAAGTTTAAAAAAGATACTGGTTTAAATGATAAACAAATAGCTGGTACAAAAGAAGGACAGCGTTTATTGGCTAAACGTGAATCACTATCAGACGCATTCGCTAAAACAGATTTACGTGCCAATTTGGTGGCAAAACCACAACCAGCTGGAACTGAGAAAACAAACAAAGAACAAAACGATGAAGCCAATGTTTCTGAAGAAGAAATGGAATCTTCAAGACGTGAAGAAGCACAAACTAAACTACTAGAGCAAATATCAAAGAACACATCTGCTATGGGTGGCGACAAAATGAAAGCAGCTGCCCCAAGCGATGGCGGAGGGATGGGTGCTGGAATACTAGGAGGACTTGGTGCAGGATTTAAAGCACTAGGTGCTGGCTTAAAATCACTCGGTGCTGGAGCTGGCGCAGGTATTAAAGCATTGCTAATAGGAATCGCACAAGGTGTTCAAGCATTGGCTAATCCAAAGGTTATGCTCGGTCTTGCTGCTGCAGTTTTAGCATTTATGGGAATAGGTAAAGCACTTGAATATGCTGCGCCATTTATGGAAGCATTTGCTCCAGTTTTAATTAAAGTAGCAGACGTTGTTCAAAATGTCTTCGTTTCAGCCATTCAACAAATCCCAAGTGTTATTACTGCAGTTGGTGATGTAGTTATGGGTGTGGTCGGTGCAATCTCTGATGCAATTATTGGAACTATTGATGCCATTACATCTTCGATTGAAAGACTAGCTGCAGTAGATGGTATGAATCTACTGCAAGTAGGTGCTGGTCTCATGTCAGTATCATTTGGTATGGCTGCTTTTGCTGCAGCCAATGTTGCTAATGGCTTGGGTAACTTAGTTTCTGGTTTCTTATCTTGGGCAGGTGGACAAAAGAATCCTGTGGATCAAATTATTGCTCTTGGTGAGCAAGGACAAAATATTGAAAAAGCTGGTATTGGTGTTGAGAAACTTGGTGCTGGTCTAAGAGTATTCTCTGATATCAAACCAGAAAATATCAAAGCAATCGCTGCATTACCTGTTGAAAAAATTGCTGCTATGGGTGCTGCAATGGGACAAGCAAACTTTGTTTCTAATCAGTCAGCTGCCAATGATGGAGCCAGAACTGCTGCAGTGGCAGGTGGTGGTGCAGTAGGAAGCACTATTGTCGCTCCAGTGACAAATAATAAAACAACTAATAATTCAGTGGTTCAATTACCTGTTCGCAATCAAGAACAAACAATGAATCGATATATTAGATCAAGATTCGCAACATAAAAAAAGGGAGCCGAAGCTCCCTTTTCTTTTCTACTCTAAAGATTAATCTTCTTTAGCAATCTTCTCGAAGTAAGACATTACATCTTCATCGTCGTCACTAGCTGACGCAATGGATGGTGCAGGTTTACTTGCGATCTTTGGTGCAGAAGCAACTGGACGATCTTCTTCCTCAGAAAGTTCAGCTGCAGATTTACCTGCAAAAGAATCACCAGACAAAACTTCTTCCAGTTTCTTTTTCAACTCATCATAAGACTTGAAGTTCTTACGATCGAGGAACTCTGCCAATTTAAATTGAGCATTGGCAACCTTAAGAATTGCTTCATCATCAGATGAGATTGCAGATGGTTCAGCGAAAGCAGATTCGTCATAGTTAGTGAAACCATCTTTCTTACGCATACGCAGTTTGAAGTTGGCACCAGCATCAAAGTCAAAGACATTGACTGGTTTCTCATCTTCGAATGTTGGACGTGCTTTATCCATAATTTTATCAAAGATTTTCTTGCCAAATTTAAACAGTTTGACCTTACCTTCATTCTCTGGATGTTTTGGATCGGAAACGATAAGAACATTAGCAATAAAACTTAGTTTACGCTTTTGTTTGCGAGCAATATCTTGATTGGCTTGAACGCCAGAGTTCCAGAGACGTGAGTTTAGTTCACCGACTGGATCGTTTTCGCCAAGAGTGGTCAAAGAGTTTTCGATATACCACTTACCTGTTGGTCCTTGAAAACCATGACTAAAAATCTTAACCCATGGAAGTTCGTCTTCGTCATGCTTAGGTAAGAAGCGAAGTGTTGCTGTGCCATTACCTGCCTTATCACCCTCTAACCGCCAGAAGCGATCGTCGACGTATGACTTTGTGTTACTTGTTTCGGGATTCGCAATCTTCTCAAACTCACCAGCGATTTTGCTGAAGTCCGAGTTGCGCATTTTACGTAGTGCTTGAATGTCCATTATATTTCCTTTCGTATAAACGTAGTATGAACGTGGTATTAATTAGTTTGTTTTTGTACTTCATCTATTTCAAGTTCTACAACTTCTTCTACTTCATAATTTTCTTCAACATAACTATTTAGCGTTTTCATACCGTGGGTTTTTCTTCCCATGGCATGTCTACTATGTTTTCCAGAACGCCCACTGGAAAAATCATCGTCAAATTTTTTCGCTTGACGAGTGTAAGTCTTACCCATGATTAATCTTTTAATTCGTCTACAAAGTTTTTGATAACAGATTCAATTTTCTTTTTATCGAACTTAATGAATCCACCCAATTTCTCTATCCTTCGTATATCAGTTTCCCAGAGCAGAAGCATAGAAGAATTTTGTTTCCAGTTCTCAAGAAGTTTCATGTAGCTGTCCATTATTGCAACAGATTCAATGGAGATTTGTTTTCCAAGGAACATCTTAAGTATACCTGGATACTGAATATTAGTAAAGTAAAATATCTGTTTCTCGCTCAGCTTTTCTTTGTGTTTGTACATAAGAATCCTGGAGCAATCATCTGAGAAGATCTTTGTGATCGATTGCTTGCGGCGAGTCCATTCCATAAGATTGTCCAAAGAATCCGAAAAGGAATCTAGGGAATACTCATTACTATATGCAAAATTTGCAACATAGAACTGAATCAAATCTTTATCGACTGGGAACTTTCTTGCAAGTTTCTCAAACAGATAAGAATCATTTCTGGCATTAAATGCTTCACGTGTACCTTTGACATTTCCTCGGTTCTTAAAAACATCGAAACCGTCTTTCGTGAAATGCAGTTTAATAGCCATGTAATACTTATAGGCTTTAAATCCGTCCATTATGCATCAAGTTGTGCTTGTTTAGGTAAGTAATTAAGTTCTCTAAAATCCATCTCGATTTTATCTTTGAGCGATTTAGTTATATATCTGGCTACATCATCTGGCTCAAGATAGTTCTCTCGGCAGTATTCTAAGACAGCATCCATGTAAGATGTTCTCTTTTCTGCTACTATTTTTTCTATGTATAACGAAAATTCGTTTGCGCTTTTAAACATTTTTGATCTATGTAAAATTTGGTTCGGTTAATAGTATTCTCTACATTTTGATACTCTTTGAGTTTCTGTTTGTAGAGTTTCCAGACTGGGCTCGCATCAACATCGTCATCTGCATCCAATTCATACGCAGATAGAAACATACTGAAGAACTTGTCCAGTTTCATCTTTTCGATAATCTTCTTATCTCTAAGATCCTCTAGTTCTCGCATGGTATAATCACTTAGGTTAATCATTGGAAATTACTTTCTTATAATAAAATGCTAAATCTAAATTAAGTCTTTCATTCTCATCGTGTACACGTTTGTACAGTTGATGTGCATCGGATAGTTTTTCTTTCATACATTGCATTTCTTTATAGTGCTGCTGCTTAAGCAGTTCTATTCTTGTTGATAGTTCAACGCAATGTTGACAGAATTCTGACATATTACCTCCTCATCTTGGCGATGTCGATCGCCTCTTCGTCAGTAAAGATGGGTACGGCATTTGATTTGTGCAAAGTGCCGATACCTTTCATGGCAGTACCAGTATACATCTGTTGTTCTTTTTTAGTACATGGTCCACCTGTGAAAGGCAAACTTGGGATATTAGGCGTCTCCCGACGAGCAGGTTTCCCAAGAAAACATGCATCGGCACTCATCGAAACTGATTTCTTAGAGGTCTTCGGTGCATGTTTTTTAATCATCAGTTCCCAGTCTGCTTGCAACTCTCGCTGCTTTGCATTGGGTTTACGTTTCTTCGACTTGCCAACAGTAGTATAAAGTAACATAGTATATTCCTTCATCAAGTACATAACTCAATTATACCCTATTTCTGAATTAAAGTAAACCCCCTGGAGACCCTTATTTTTCCTTCCTCGAGGAGGTGGTTGGAGTGTTTCCATGAGTTGCAGCGTAAACCGAGCATACAATGTCCGACTCAGATTTGTATGCGCATCTTACAGCAATCGGGTCAATACCTTTTGCAATAGCATTATCAATATTGGTTTTCATGCTTGCATCTTTGTGTACATAATACCATGCAAGAGATATAATACATGAAACTAATACAACTGAAATTGAAATAAACAAAGCAAGTTCTCTCATCATAATCTCCTTAATTTTACCAAGATCCATCATCGACACTCCCTCTTATCCATAGCGGTCCAACAGAAATAAAAAAGCCATGAATATGTGGATTCAAATCATCTGGTTGCATTGTTGTGAAACGAAAATCCCAATGGACAGGATTTACTACAATCCCTATCCAAAGTCCTGAGTATTTTAAATAATTACTTAAGATCCTTAACATCGTCGCAGATTCCTAACTTTTTTGCTTCTGGCGCAGACAACCAAACGTCTTGCGGTGGCAAAAGCAATTCTCTTATCTTTGCTTCCGATAAACCAGTACACTTCTTGTAATGCGCAATCATCTTTTTGGTTGTCAAATCATACTCTTTAACTTGCGCGAACAATTCGTGCTCTTTACCGAAAGCACCCCACGAATACTGGTGAGAAAGAATAGAAGTATTCGGTGTAAGAATACGTTGTCCTTTCGTACCAGAAATAAACAATAATAATCCAGCTGAGGCAATTTGACCAAGACCAATTGTTCTAATCGGGATTGATGATCCTCGCATAGTATCTATCAAAGCGAATGTAGCATTTAAATCTCCACCTGGAGAACAGATAACCAGATTTAACATATCAGGAACTTCTTCCTGAAAGTTCATATCAAGAACCCACTCAACGGCTGGTTTGCAACTCGCCAACGTGATATCTTCCATTAAAAGATAAAACGAATGACGTGACTCTTTACCTGACTTCAGTTGAATATTTAATTTGTCTAACATCATCAATTCTTTTCTTTATAAAAAATGTGCCTTCCAATAACAACTGTTCGTTCAAGCCCACGCCAACGTGGATTAACATAATCTGCATGATAAAACAGTGCTCCATTAGTAAAATCAGCCATTCGTTCGTAATTAGCATAGACGTGAAGAGCTATATCCTTCGCTTGCTCATACAGATCTTGACTTCTTACAGAAGGCATTTTACAATACCACGTAAACTGACACGTATGGTTAGTCTTTTGTTTAACCACACTACAGATATCTTTTGGATATCGTTCGTCATATACTCTGTTAAGAGTAACTAACCCCACAGCAATCCTACCATCACGTGGTTCGCTTGCTGCTTCGTGATAAATGTTTGCAGCCAGACAATCAATTTGTCGCTGCGCGTCTCTAGTTAGTTGAGTATATTCAACTTGTAATAATTTAGATGGCATATACTGAGTCATTGCTAGTGATACTGCCACTGGTATCGCTGCAAGTATTAATGAAAGAATTATTAATTTTGATCGCATATCGATCTCCTTAATTAGGTGGGTGTGAACCCACCAATCCAATCAAAGGGACTTTTTGCTAGTCTTTTCTATTGTAGTTTGTTGGATGTTTGAAACAAATCCGTTCAGAGTTTGCGCTTTCGCGATAACATCGGATTCAGAAGGGTATGGAGGGAAACCAGGATGATCTGGCATTTCACCGCCATTTATTTTGGCTAGGTCTACTCGCATAGACCATTCGTTAGTGATACGTTCACGATGAGCATAATAATCTTGTTCTAACATTTCCTTCGCCATTTTTAAAAGTTCAAGGCGAATCTCGAACGGTGTCAAGTTTGACATTTTACTTCTCCTTTTGTGTGATGTGTGTAAAATGGTAGTTTTGTAGGGTTCTACCAACCCTCTGTGTAATATTATTTAGGCAATATTATTTCTTTGCTTCTTCTTTCTTAGCTGGTGCTTTTGGTGTTGGCTTGTCACCCTTTGGTGCTGGTGGGCACTTACCATCTTTATCCTTCTTCACACAGTTTTGTTCTGCGGCTGCTGCTGGCTTTGCATCTTTCTTTGCTGGCTCAGCTGCAAAAGAAACTGTTGCTAATGTCATTAATGCTGCGGCTAATACTGTCTTCATTTTATTTCCTTTTATAAAAGTTAAGTTAACATCTAACATCAGTTCGTCACTATCATCACAGTACAAGATACCTATGGGTATCGGTTGCTG